TTTCAGAGAATCAAAAAAAAGCTTCAAATGATACCTATTAGAAAAATGTTAATGCCACAGACCTTCCAAGTTAAATTGGAGAATGAAATAATCACTATCGAAGATGGATTGTGCTTAACAAAGAATCAAAGGGATGTGTTGATTGACACACTAAATATTTACATAACCAACATAAATAAACTTAAACACGAATTAAACCAAATTAAAAATGAAAGATAAAATTGAAAAATGTAGTGAAGGCGGAGAAGGTATAATAATCACCCCAAGACCTTCATTCGTATTACCAAACGACTATACTAGATGCAACTTTGTAGACTGCCCAGCTATTGATTGTTTTAGATTGAGAAGTTATCAATACGGAATAGAAAACAACCAAACTATGTCCGTAGTAGATTTCAGTGAAGATAACATTATAATAGATAAAGAAGATTGTAAATATTACATTTGATATGAGAAGCAAAAATAAAATTCAGGAAGAAGCTATTAACGCTCATATTGCTATGGGTTGTAAGAGTATTATAGGTTTGTCAGTGGGAATGGGTAAAACTAAAATTGCCATTGATAGGATTAAAAGCCTTAGAGAAGAAAACCCTTATATTAAAGTATTATTTACAGGCGCAAGAAATGTCTATATCAATAACCTAAAAGATGAATTGCAGAAGTGGGAGTGTGATGAAACAAATATTGATATGATATGTAACAAATCCCTTCTGAATTATATTGAGCATTATGATTTAATTATCTATGATGAAGCTCACAAAGAAGCAAGTTTAGTGTATCACTTCTTACAGAAACTTATAGAGATAAATCCAAAGGTGGAGATATTAGGCTTAACAGGCACTCCAATAGCAGATCACGAGATTTATTCCATCTTACCAATCAGCTACACTTATTTGCTAAATGATGCCGTAGATAATCAATTCTTAAATAACTTCGGGATCACTATTGTCCGACATAGTATGAGTTTACAAGAGCATAAAATGTACACCTATTTGTACAATAAATATCAAATGTGTGATTCTAATTCTAAATATAGCCCAGCACTTAGCAAGTTAAAAGTTTTCTTAAATAACCTAGAGTGTAAAGTTAAATTGGTAAATGAGTTAATAAATACAAAATTTAAAGATGAGAAATTACTAATTTATGCAGGGTCTATTGACCAGGCTAAGAATATACCAGTGCTACAATACAACTCTAAACTTCCTAAAAAAGAAAAAGAAGCAAACTATAAAGAATTTTATGGGTCTTCTTGTGGGAAACTCACTAACGTAGGAATGTTAAAGGAATCTGTAAGCATACCTAATTTAAAATATGGAATGGTTATGGGTATAGAAAGCTCACAATCCTCTAAGATTCAGCTTATTGGGAGGTTTTGCAGACTAACAGTTGAAGAAGTGAGTCATATATATTTCTTTGTAGGTAGAGGTACTATTGAAGAAAAATGGGTGTATAATGGACTAGACAAGTTCAAAGATAAGATAAGATTGATAGATATTTACCAAGACGTAAATTAAATATTTTATATTTGCATTATTAAACAACAAAAAAAAATAAAAATGGAACAACAATCATACATTACGGGAGCAATAGATATGGCAATTAACTACCATCAAGATTTACCAAGCGACATTAAACTAAACTACTCAATAACACAAATATCAAGTGTTAATTATAAAATTGAGTTTGAATGGTTAATAGGTTATGACAATCACAAAGAAGAATACGCAACAGATGAAGCCTACATAATGTGGACTTATGGTCAAGAGATTCAGGCTATGGATCATATTGACAACTTACTAGATGAACTTGAGAAAGTAAATTATGATGAAGAATACAACTCAAAGCTAGATAAGTTAGAGGAAGAAGGTCAATCACTATTAGATTCACTTAGAAATAAATAACGTTCCCTCGCTTTGTGTCAGTGGCGGTTTAAAAAAGACTGACTTTCCGATTAATTACTAAACATACAAAAATGCAACAAACTTTAAATTTAACACAGACACCGCCATTGCACAAAACGAGTGTTACAAGCAGTACGGATATTGAAAACGTATTATCTCTTTTTGATGGAATGAGTTGCGGTCAGTTGGCTTTAAAAAAAGCAGGAATAAAATACAAAGATTACTATGCAAGTGAAATTGATAAAGATGCGATGTTTATTGCAAAAAAGAATTTTACAAATATTAAACACATTGGAAGTGTAACTGAAGTAAAAGCAAGTGATTTACCAAAAATAGATTTGTTAATTGGTGGAAGTCCTTGTCAAAATTTATCTTTAGCTGTAATAAACAACATTAAACACAATAAAGGATTAGATGGAGAAAAAAGCGGTTTGTTTTATGAATATCTAAGATTACTTACTGAAACAAAACCAAAATTCTTTTTACTTGAAAATGTTGGAGGTATGAGAACAAAAGATAAAGATTTAATAACTGAAGCTTTAGGGGTTAAACCTTTGCAAATTAATAGTAATTTATTTTCTGCACAAGATAGAGATAGATATTATTGGACTAACATTCCTGTTGATTTGAATATTAAAGACAAAGGAATTGTATTAAAAGACGTTTGTTTAAATGCTGATGAAGTAGATAGTAAATTTTGGTACGACAAAGAATTTACATACAATGGAGATGATAAAAAAGTACAAGCTACTTTGCATTTAAACGGACACGACATTTTAAAAAGAGTTAATAATTTGAATGATAAAAGTGCTACTCTAACTTGTTGTAGAGGTGGAAATTTACAAAAAAAAGTATTTCAAAATGGTAAGTGCAGAAAATTAACACCATTAGAATATGAAAGATTACAGACAGTACCAGACAATTACACTTTAGGCGTTTCAGATAGTCAAAGATATAATATGCTTGGGAATGGTTGGACTGTCGATGTAATAGCTCACATCTTTGCAGGACTATCGTAGTATTGCTTGTAACTCTCAAATATACGCAATTTTTGTAACACAAATTTGACTTAAATGCTTATAAATACTGAAATAATAAACATACGAATAACTAAAGAACAAAAGCAAACTTTGGATAAGTTGAAAGGATATAATGTAAACGTCTCTCAATTTGTTAGAAATGCAATTAAAGAAAAAATAAAAAAAGATTATAAATCAATTATTGATGAATTTGAAAAATCAAAAAATTATTGCCCATTTTAAAAATAACAAACATGTTTAACAAAGAAACAAACAGATTAAGCTACTCTTCAATAGCCCGACTCATCAAAGAGGGTGTAGAAGGATTCTTAAATCCCGTTTACAAAAGAAATCAGTATTTAGAAAAAGGTACTATTATTGATAAAGTGGTTTTTGGAGAAGAATTTACAGAAACTATTTTAGATATTGCAATACCAAAGCCTCAGCCAAAATCTGTAATTGAATGGATATTCCAAGAGAATAAGGAAATTAATTTAGAATCGGTGGAAGAAGCGTGCTTTGCTCTTGATGTAAAATCTAAGAATTACCAAAAAATGTTGGACACTATTTTAGAGTATCCTGAATATATAGAATACGCTAAAGACCCTAGAGATAAATTCTTAAAAGCCAATTATGATTTAGGAATGGCAATAGGTAACTCTATTTTAGAAGATGAAGAATCTAAACTATTATTGACAGAAGGTATCCCACAATTTCAGCATACATTTAATTATAGAGGATTCAACATTTTCATTAAAGCAGATTATGTACAAATAGATGATGACTTTAAAATTATAACCATTACAGATTTAAAATCAAGTAGTTTCCCTGGCAACTTCCCTGATTCAATATCTAAATATCTCTATCATTTACAGGCAGTTATATACATAATGGCTATTGAGGATTATAGAGATAGACATAAAACATCTGATTATAATATCAATAAATTCTATTGGGTGGTGTGTAACTCACAAAAGCCTGAAACTCCATTAGTTTATCCTATATCCTCACAAGAAATGGAAGATGGTAGAAAAATGTTAGATGAAGCCTTGACAAGACTAGATACCCTTATTTTAAATAACTTTAAAGAAATATAATGAATTACATAATTACAAAGAATAGGAAATTTTTTGAGAGAATAGGTCACTACAACTATGCTTTCTTAGATGATATGACTTTACCTGATGTTATTGCAGTGGATACAGAAACTACATCTCTATCTCCTAAAGATGGGTATATATTTTCTATTCAAATAGGCACTGGCAAGCACAACTATATTATTGACTTACAAAGACACGAGGATGAGTCTTTAAGATATACATTGGAAGAAGTGATGCCTTATTTTATAGACAGACAAATGGTATTTCATAATGCTTCTTTTGACTTGTCTTTCTTTTTTACAGCAGGATTCTTCATTAAGAATGTGTTTGACACAATGTTAGCATCTATGATCTATTATAATGGAGACCCTTACAAAAGAAATTCATTTAAAGAATGTATGGAAAGAGAGTTAGGAGTGTTTTATGATAAAACGGAGCAAAAAAATATAGCCACCATACAATTATCTCAGGCTTCAACTATTAAATATTCTTTTGATGATGTAGATAGGCTGTTAGAATTACACGAAAAATATGTAGAATTGTTGTCACAATACGGAGCAATAGAGTCTTATTTCTTACATTGTAAGCATATAAGAGCCTTAACATATATGGAACTATGTGGTCTTCCTTTGTCAGCAGAAAAGTGGAAAGATAAAATGGATAGGGATTATAAAAATTATAAAGATGCCCAAAAAATAGTGACAGAATACATCTTTGACAATCTCCCTAAGTATAGAGATAATCAGTTGGACATGTTTGATTCTTCAAAAAAAATCACTTGCCTACTATCTTCTCCAAAACAAATGGTTGCTGTTTTTAAAGATTTTGGAATAAATGTTGAAGTTGTAGAAAAGCATATTGTTAAGGAAAGTATTGACAAAAGTGTTATAGGCAAATCAAACCATCCTTTTGTAAAATTGTGGTTAGTGTTTAAAGAACACGAACATAATGTAACTACGTTTGGAGAATCAATTCTTAATAAAGTAGATGAAGGAAGGATCTTTACACACTTCAAACCTATTGTAGATACAGCTAGAATTGCTTCTAGGAAAGGGGAGATAAACTTCTTAAACTTTCCTTCTAACAAAGAAACAAGAGAATGTTTTTATGCCAATCCTGGGTATAAGATTATTGTAGCAGATTATGAAGGACAAGAAACCGTTGTAGGTGCAGACATTACAGGAGATGAAGCTATGATACAATCTATTGTAGATGGCCTTGATTTACATTGTGCCTTTGCAAGAGTGTTATTCCCTGAATTAGAAAACCTTTCTGATGATGAAATTAAGAAAGAACATAAGAGTAAAAGAAACGCATCTAAAGCCCCAAGATTCTGTTTCCAGTTCGGAGGTACAGGATATACATTAGCAATGAATGAGGGAATGTCTATAGAGGAAGGAATGAGAATAGAAAAATTGTTTAAACAATTACATTCAGGAATTTATGCTTATGGAGAAAACAAATTAGAGGAATCTGTTGGCTTTGGATATATTGAATATGCCTATGGGTTTAAGCTGAGATTACCTTTTTACGATAAGTTTAAGCCTTTGTATGATTTTATTCAGGAGTTGCCAAGTCATTTTTGGGAAGCATATAGAGTGGGAAAAAGAGAATATCAAGCAAATAAGATGGCAAAAGAAGCAGGAGATCTTTATAGAATCCAAGACTATCCTTCTTATAATTTGTATGTGGAGAATAAAAGTAGAATATCAGAATATTTTAGTAGAAGGTCAGAATACTTTAGACTTTGTTTAAATGCCCCTACACAAGGAACTGCCGCCCATCAGACTAAATATGCCACTGTGTTATTGTTTGAGGCCATAGAGAAGAATAATGACTATTGGAAAGCTAGAATAGCAAATGTTATCCATGATGAGATAATGCTAGAAGTAGAGGAATCTTTAGTGGATAAATATAAAATTATTTTAGAAGAAAGTATGATTAAAGGTGGTAATGTTTTCTTAGAAAATCCTATTTTATTTATGAGGGCTGAGAGCAATTCTGGAAATTCTTGGGCAGAAGCTAAATAATCTTTGTACATTTGCAAAAAATTAAATTATGGCAAAGAGTAAATCAAAAATTATAAAGACAAGAAATAATGGCACTATGTCTGAGAGTCAGTTTTGGGGATTTATTAGGAGTTCTTTACGACAGAAATCAAGATTTTGGAAACCAATATCATTATGTAAAGCAAATGGCAAAAGAGCTTATAAAGGTGCAAATAAAAGACAGAAATTTGAGTATCAATGTGCTGAGTGTAAAGGTTGGTTTCCTGATAAGCAAGTGGCTGTTGACCATATAATACCTTGTGGAGCATTATCTTGTGCAAATGACCTTCCAGGATTTGTTGAGAGATTATTTATAGAGGTGGATGGACTTCAGATTTTATGTGATATATGTCATAATAAAAAAACTCAAGCAGAAAGAAAAAGTAAAAAAGAATAAATATGAATTTTTTAAGATTTTTAATTATTTGGGTTTCACAAAATTTAGCCATTCCATTTTGGACACTAGGACATATTCATCTTATGACTAATATTTACGAGGACATACATGAAATATTTGCATCTTGTGGAATGAATATAATTGTAGCAATAGGATTTTTTATAGATTATAAACAAAATAAAAATAAATAATATGACACACGAAGAATTAGGAATGATTATTCTAAAAAGCAAAAAGTTTAAGTTTCCAAAAACTTTAATAGATGAAAATCTTATTATGTATTCTACTACGGATATTACAGATGAATCTTTAAACAACTTTGAGTTGACAGAGAAAGCAATTGCAATCTTAAATGGAAAGGAATATAAAAAAGAAATGTCACAAGAAGATTTTGAAAGCTATTATAATAAATTCACCATCAACAATTTAGGCTTAAACAAAGTGGCCTTTAGTCCTAAACAAAAAGTTAAAACTAAACTACAGACTTTTATGCAAAAGTATAAAGTGAGTTTGGATGTAATTTTAGAAGCAGTGGACTACTACCATAGACAATGTGCATTAGAGAATAGAATTATGTATTCATCAGATGCTCAATACTTTATAGAAAAGAATGGTGCAAGTTTATTATTAGACATCATCTCAGAAATGAATAATCCTTCACAATCAATTAGTTACAGTAAATTAGTATAAAATGGAGAAAATAAAATTATTACAAGGAGATTGTTTAGAATTAATGAAGTCAATTCCTGATAAAAGTATTGATGCTATAATTACAGACCCTCCATATAACATTGCTAGAGATAATAATTTTCATACAATGGGCAGGGCTGGTATAGACTTTGGAGAATGGGATAAAAATGCAGATATATTTTCATATCTTAATGAATCATTCAGAGTATTAAGTAAAAATGGAAGCATTGTAGTTTTTAATGATTGGAAAAATTTAGGCGATATTGTTAAATACTCAGAGCAAGTTGGGTTCCACTGCAAAGATATGATTAGACTTGAAAAGACCAATCCGATGCCACGAAATAGGGATAGACGATATATAACAGATTATGAGTGCGCTGTATGGCTAACTATGCCAAATGCTAAATGGGTTTTTAATAGACAAGATTCTGCTTATGAAAGACCAAAGTTTGTAGCAAGTATTGAAAAAGGGTACCATCCAACGCAAAAAAATTTAAAACTTATGGAGTGGTTAATAAAAATACATAGCAATGAAAAACAAACCATATTAGACCCATTTATGGGCTCAGGAACTACAGGAGTTGCCTGTATAAAAACAAATCGAAATTTCATAGGAATAGAAATGGACAACAAATATTTTGAAATAGCGCAAAAAAGAATTGAAGAAGCAAAAATTAAAAAACAATCAGAATTATTTTAAATTATAATAAATGGAAATTTTAGAAACAATAAAAACAAAGAGAGACAATCTCGTAAAAGGAAATATAAATTGTATTCCTTTCCCCTTTTTAGGATCACGGACAGCTTATAGTGGTATCGGGCCTGGGCAATTAGTTTGTGTAACAGCGGAAACTTCTGTAGGAAAAACGAGTATTTCTAAATTTATTTATATATTCAGTGTAGCAGATTATATATTAGCTCTCCCTGAACACATTAAATTAGATTATAAATGTATATGGTTTGGTTTAGAAGAGTCCGTAGAGGAGTTTAACATTAGTATAATTCAGTATGCTCTATCTAAATACTTTCAAGTTTATCTCAAACAAGATGATTTATTGTCAAGAATAGATCCTTTAGATCCACAAATTATTAGATTGATAGAATCAGATGTGGTTCAGGATTTCTATAATTTATGTAAATCTTTTGTACATTTTGATGAGATGACTTCCAATCCTACAGGTATTTATAAAGAATGTAAAAAAATAGCTCAGGAAAGAGGGGTGCAAGTGACAAAAGAGGTGATACAACCAAATGGTAAAGTTGAAGAAAGATATAGCCATTACGAACCTAACAATCCAAATGAGATAGTAGCAGTGGTTATAGATAACGTAAACATTTTAGAGCCAGAAAAAACTGAATTAGGCACCATCTTAGATTTGTCAGGATGTATTGATAAAGTGGTGAACTCTTATGCAAGAAAGCAAATGACAAAACATTGGAATTGGCACGTATGCTGTGTCCAACAACAACAAATGGCCGCAGGAGATTTGAACCACTTTAAAGCAGGGAAGTTAGAGCCAGAGCCACAAAAGTTAGGAGATAATATTAAAGTGGCAAGGTCTTATCAAGTTATAATAGGATTGTATAGTCCTATGAAACATAACATATCCACAGACTCAAAATACCAAATACTATCTAATAGTGTAAATGAAGGATTAGAAGATTGTTATAGAACATTAAATATTTGTAAAAACAGATTTGGCAGGACAGGAACAAAAGAACCCCTATTCTTTAATCCTAAAGGGTTTCATTTCGAGAAACTTCCTCCACCAGATTCTGATGAAATAAAGAAATACATTTTATTAAAAGAAAATATATTAAAATAAAAAAAATGCATTATTTTTGCATTAATTATTAACATCTAAATTAAAAAAAATGGAAAAAAAATCAACGTGGCAAGTATTATCTGCCATAGACTGTAACAAGTTTACAGAAAAAAAGAATGGATTAACTTATCTATCTTGGGCTCACGCTTGGGGTGTTTTAAAAGAAAACTATCCTGATGCTAATTACAAAGTTATCTCTTATGAGGGTAAGCCTTACCTATTCGATCAAGACTTAGGTTATTTAGTTACAACAGAGGTTACTATTGATGGAGAAACTATTCCAATGAACTTGCCTGTAATGGATGGAGCTAACAAAGCACAAAAAAATGTAGGATACAAAATCACAACAAGATTTGGAGAGAAATCTGTAGAGCCTGCAACAATGTTTGACATTAACACAGCTATTATGAGATGTTTAACTAAGAACTTAGCTATGTTTGGCCTTGGACATTATATTTATGCAGGAGAGGATTTACCAGTTGGAGCTACAGAAGAAGTTAAATCTGTAAAGACTGAAGAAGTTTTAGGACTAGAGCAA